CAATGTTCGGTAAGAGGTATCCAAACTGCGTAAAAAAGACTAAAAGCGAAGAAGTAGAGGTCGATACTTCTTCTAATGTAAGTGAAGAATTTTATAGAAAAAAATATGATGTTAAAAAAGGTGGGTATGTGAAAACTGATAAGATGACCAAATCAAATAAAAGATCTGGTGATAGTAAAGCAGAGTATAGAGATGTTCATAAGGATCTTGCAAAATATAAAATAAAGAAACTAAAGACAGAAGAAATGGGTAATATAGCACATACTAAAACTAAAAAAGATGGAAAGACAATTATAAATGTGAATAAAAATGATGAATTAGATGCACAAGCAGCAATGAAGAATGATCCAAAATATATTCTAGGTAAAACTAGAGTACAACCATATAAAGAGGGTTATTCTGCAAATCCTGCACAACAAGCAGCGATTGCTATTGCTAAAAAGAAAAAGAAAGAAGATGATATGGTTGCAAAGAAAATGAAGAAAGAGGATTGGAGATCTGAACTAGGTTATGTTGAAGAAGCAAAAAGTCCTGCATGGCAGAGAAAGGCAGGTAAGAGTGAGTCTGGTGGATTAAATGCAAAAGGAGTTGCATCATATCGTGCAGCAAATCCTGGATCTAAACTTAAGACTGCAGTGACAACAAAACCATCTAAGTTAAAGAAAGGATCAAAGGCAGCAAACAGAAGAAAGTCATTCTGTGCTAGAATGAAAGGTATGAAGAAAAGACTTACATCAGCAAAGACAGCGAGAGATCCAGATTCAAGGATAAATAAATCACTTCGTAAGTGGAACTGCTAAAGTATTATGTCTAATAATGTATATCTTGGAAATCCGAATCTAAAGAAAGCAAATACTGAAATCGAGTTCACTGAAGAACAGATTTCAGAATTTATTAAGTGTAAAGAAGATCCTGTATATTTTGCAAAGAATTATATCAAGATTATCAACGTTGATGAAGGTCTTGTGCCTTTTGAGATGTGGCCGTTTCAAGAGAAGTTAATAAGTAGATTTCATGAGAATAGATTTAATATCTGTATGATGCCTCGTCAGACTGGTAAGTCTACGACATCTGTATCATACCTATTACATTATGCTATTTTCAATGATAGTGTCAATATTGGTATTCTTGCAAATAAAGCACAGACTGCAAGAGATCTATTAGGTAGATTACAGACTGCATATGAGAATTTACCGAAATGGATGCAGCAAGGTATTCTTGTATGGAATAAAGGTAGTTTAGAATTAGATAATGGATCTAAGATTATGGCAGCATCTACATCTGCTGCTGCTGTTCGAGGTATGTCTTTTAACATCATATTCTTAGACGAATTTGCTTTCGTACCAAATCATATTGCAGATGACTTTTTTAGTTCAGTATATCCTACAATATCATCTGGTAAATCAACAAAGATTATAATTGTATCTACACCTAAAGGTATGAATCACTTCTACCGAATGTGGAATGATGCAGAAAAGGGTGATAATGATTATGTAACAACAGAGGTTCATTGGTCTGAAGTTCCAGGTCGTGATGAAGCATGGAAAGAACAAACAATCAAGAATACTTCTGAATCACAGTTCAGAGTTGAGTTTGAGTGTCAGTTCTTAGGATCAGTTGGAACTTTAATTAATCCCGCTAAATTAAAAGCATTAGTATATGAAAAACCGTTGACATCTAACGGTGGGTTAGACATATATGAACAACCAATATCAAAACACGATTATCTTTGTACAGTTGACGTTGCTCGTGGTGTAGGTGAAGACTATTCAACTTTTATCATTGTAGATATCACTTCATTCCCACATAAGGTAGTTGCTAAGTATCGAAATAATGAAATCAAACCAATGTTGTTTCCAAATATCATATATGAAACATGCACTGCATTTAATAACGCATTTATATTATGTGAAGTGAATGACATTGGTGATCAGGTTGCTGCAATACTTAACTTTGATTTAGAGTATGAAAATCTTTTGATGTGTTCAATGAGAGGTAGAGCAGGTCAAGTTGTAGGACAAGGATTTAGTGGAAAGAAAACTCAACTTGGAGTTAAGATGTCAAAGACTGTTAAAAAGGTTGGTGCATTAAACCTTAAGACAATGGTAGAGGCAGATAAAGTATTGTTCAAAGATTATGAAATATTATCGGAACTGACTACATTCATATCTAAAAGTAATTCATTTGAAGCAGAAGAAGGATGTAATGATGACCTTGCAATGTGTCTTGTAATATATTCATGGTTAGTTGCACAGGATTATTTTAAAGAACTTACAGACCAAGATGTAAGAAAGAGGTTATATGAAGAACAGAAGAATCAAATTGAACAAGACATGGCACCATTTGGGTTTATATCAGACGGTATATCGGGTGAATCATCCTTTGTAGATGATGAAGGAGATAGATGGCATGTAGACGAGTATGGAGATAGATCCTACATGTGGGAATACATGTAATAATGCATGTAAGGAAAGGCGATTTATAAATATTATTAGTTAAAAATTTGAAACCAGTTAGAGGGAAAAGACATGTCACTTAACTTAGTATCTCCTGGCACCAAGGTAAGAGAAGTTGATTTGACTATTGGCAGAGTAGATGCTATCAATGAGCAAGTGGGTGCAATCGCTGGTCCTTTTGAAAAGGGACCTGTAGATGTACCAACACTTATTGAGACAGAACAAGATTTACTTGCTACATTTGGAGAACCAAAAGAAGATGATGCTCAGTACGAGTATTGGATGACTGCATCGTCTTACTTATCTTACGGTGGTGTTTTAAGGGTAGTAAGAGCAGATAGTAGCACTTTAAATAACGCAAACGATCAAAGTGCAACAGTAAAAATTAAAAATTACGAAGATTACGTAAACAGTTATTCAAACGTAACAAGTTTTAAATACGCAGCAAAGTATCCTGGTAGATGCTTAAATGATTTAAAGGTATGTGTAATTGACGATTTTGCAGATCAAAGAATTTCAGTTGGTTCTGGAGTTACTGCGGGAATGGTTGGTTTAGGTGTGACGCAAGCAATCGATGGTAGAGAAGAAATTGGTTCTGGAACCACATTTTCTGCATCGGGTTTCTTAAGAGGTGTTATCACAGCAGTTGATACAACAAATAATACAATTGATGTTAAGATAACTGATAAGGTATCTACAACAAATGTATCTACAGCAGTGACCTATAAGCAAGGAAGCGTATCATCATTTATTGCACCTGTTTCTTCTACTGCTGGTGTTAGCACAATCGCTACTGTAACTGGTGTAGTTAACGAAGCATTTGACGCATCAATTAGTGGAATTTCAACAGCGAGTATTCAATTAGGAGATATAGTTTCTAAAACTGCTGGATCAAGTGTTGTTGCTGCAGGAACTACAGTTATTGGAATCGGAGTTAGTGTAATTTCTGTATCAACTCCAATCTCAGGAATTTCTACTGCTGGTGCAATGACAACGTTCAAGTTTGAAAGAACAGGAGCAACAAGCACCACATATCCAATTAAAGTTGTTACTACAGGAAGTGCAACAAATGCAACATTTAATGTTGCAACACCATCTGATTGGTATGATCAACAACAATTAGGACTTACAAACTCAACAGTTTTCTGGAAAGCAATTGCAGAAAAACCTGGAACATCTGAATATGCAGGTGAAAGATCAGGTAAAAATGATGAGATTCATATTGTAATTGTTGACGATACAGGAAGTGTTACTGGAATTGCTGGTAACATTGTTGAAAAACATTTGGGACTTTCAAAAGCAAAAGATGGTAAAATTTCTCCATCACAAGCAGTTTACTATAAAGATTATCTTGCAAGAGTTTCAAGTAATATCTACGCTGGTGGTGCTGAAACAGGAACAGCAACAGGATTAACTGCAACAACAGGTGGTACAAACTGGACTCTATCGGGAACAGGAAACGCTGGTTCTAATGCACAAGGTGTTATTTTTTCAAGCGTTGGTGCTAAAACATATACCTTGGCAGGTGGTGAAAACTACTCTGCAACTGGTGGATATGGTGCATCACTTGGTGATGTTATCAGTGCATATGATAACTTTACCAATCAAGCAGAGTATGCAATTAACTTTATAATTCAAGGTCCATCATCTGGAACTTCAAATGCACAAGCACAAGCAAAAGCAAGAAAACTTATAGATCTAGCATCTACAAGAAAAGACTGTATTGCATGTATATCTCCTTGGAGACTAGGTGTTGTAAACCAAAGTAGTTCAGATGTACAAACAAAAAACGTAATTGATTTCTTTGATCCACTTCCTTCTTCATCTTACGCAGTATTTGATAGTGGTTATAAGTATATGTTTGATAGATTTAATAATGAATTCAGATATATTCCATTAAATGGTGATATTGCTGGATTGATGGCAAGAACATCTATCAACCAGTTCCCTTGGTTCTCACCTGCTGGTGCATCAAGAGGAGCAATTAATGGTGCGGTTAAACTAGCATATAACCCATCACAATCTCAAAGAGATTTACTATATCCTAAGAGAATCAACCCAGTTGTATTCCAACCAGGATCTGGAATTATTCTCTT